GTATTGTTCCCGAGGTAGTGAAGGTTCCATTAGTACCAACAGCAGTATTGCTGCTAGAACCACCTGTGGCAGTTACCAGCGCACCAAAACTGGTGGTGCCTCCTGAAGTGCCAACACCACCTGCAATAGTTCCAGAGGCGCTTTGGCCTCCTGCTCCACCACTACCACCAGCACCAACGGTAACTGTGTAGGTAGCGCCTGGGGTCACTGTAACAACCGCAGTGCCACTGCCCCCGCTGCCCCCATAAAATCCTGCTACTCCGGGGTAAGAAGGAGTGCCTGCACAAGGATTACCTGTATATTGGGCGCTGCCACCCGATCCGCCAGCACCGCCACCAAACGCAGTGACTTTTATCGAATTGACGCCAGCCGGAACTGTAAACGTTCCGCTCGTTGAAAAGAATTGGAATGAGGTTCCACCAGAAACTGCGTTTGCCAACACAAAAGCCGTTGTTGCTATCGTTGTGTTGTTGGTGCCAACGCTTTGCGTGGTTGCCGTTACGTTGCTGGCAATTGTGCCCCCGCTCACCACGTTGGTTGCGTTCGTGGCATTGGTTGCGTTCGTGGCATTGGTAACCGCTGTAGATCCGATAGCGGACGCGATCTGCGCTCCTGTTGCTGCCGTGAAAGCAGATGTGCCGTTGCCGTAAGCAACCCCGGTCAAAGTCGTAACGCCCGTACCGCCGTTGGCGACGGGAACTGTTGATGTCAAACTGCCCGCGTCCACAGCGTAGAAATTGGTTCCGTCCGAGAACACCAGCAGTTTTTTACCCGCCGGGACCTGCACGCCTGTACCAGCAGCCGTCGTATTACCGATAATCGTACTGTTATAGATAGTCAGTACGTATGAGCTGTTGTTCCAGAGAACGTACTGCTTGGGGTTGGGCGGCGCATAGACGGCGAAGTTGGCGCCGGTGCTGGTAGTAAAAGCCAGCGAAGCGTAGATTGACTGGTTGGCTGACGCCGTTGCAGTGGAACCGCTGACGTACGTCAATGCCTGGTTGGCCGACGAGACCGCCACAGTTTGGAACCCCGAGATGGCGGGGTCAATCACGTACGCGAGCGTGTCGTTGGTCGTGGTTCCCCAGGTGCCAGCCTGAGAACCGTTGGGGATCAGCTCTATCCGTAAATCAGGAGAGTAAGTTGACATGGTGTGTCCTTATCGAAAAAAGGCCAAAAATCCAAATAACTGCTGGTTCTACGACGGCGGTGACTCAGTGTTTTCCACAGCAACCATGTACACCCAGTCACCCTCCAGCACGGGATCGCAGGGCACGAGGCGCTGCGTCTCACTATCATACTCTCGAAACAGGTTTACGCGCACCAAATTCCGATCCTTGAGCTGCTCATCCGTCGGGGGATACCACTCGCACAGCTCCCGGCAATCAGCCACCTTGGTCACAACTCCGTCAATAACTTCAGCTACTAGCATGGTCTACCTCAGAAGTTGGGAAACGCCGCTGCTGGCGGGGTGAAGTTGGCCGTGTAGCGAGCCACACCTTTGGTGACTCGCACGTCGTCAAGGTATCCGTTAAGATACTGCGTTGTGCCCGTTGATGTGGCATATACACGACCAAGCGCTTGTGCGGTTTCGTAAAAATTTACCGACGACGTACCGCTGGCCTCAAGGGTTCCGTCGAGGAACAAACGCGCCGTAGTGCCAGACCGAGTTAGCGCAAAGTGATACCATTGGCCCGTCGTGACGTTATTAGTTGAAGTCAAAGTAAGTGTGGTTGCGTTATCGGCTTGCAAGATCGCTATCAGTTTTGTTGTGCTTGCACGAATTAAAACACCGTGATCGCCAGGGCTTGCCAACTGTACAAGGGTGGAATACAGACTATGGAACGTTGATGCAGGAGCACCAGCAAAATACACCCAACCTTCAACCGTAAAATCACCCGTGCCAAACGTGATTGCCGGCTGGCTGGCCATAATTAGGGCGTCTGAAAGGCCATTAAAGTACATCGACCCCGTGCCATATTTGACAATGGTGGTATTTACCTGGGCGCTGCCAATTGTCTCTAGGTCGTTGACCGTTGTGTTGTCAAAGATGCCTGCGTTGGTTCCATTGACTAGCAGTTGTGTGCCGGAGACCGCTGTTACCGGGGCTGTTGGTGGCACGAAAGGACCCGTGTAAACTGCTGTGCCGTTTACGACACGCAAATTTGAAAGATAGCCCAACATGTTCAACGTTGCGACGTTACCGCCGTCTGCACCAATAATTGGGCGCGCCGCGCCATTCGCATAATTGGTTGCGTCTACGTAAGAACCTAATAAAGCGCCGTTCAAATACAATCTTGTGGTGCCGCTGGATCGAACCAACGCTATATGATTCCACGCATAATACTGTATGGTTCCACCAACAATTCTGTTGGCCCCGATTGTATAGTAGAATACCTGATTGGTTGAGCCGATATACAGCGTTGGATAAGGACCCGTAATAGAGTTTGGCCTACCGTCATAAATCATTCGGTCGGCGGCTACGGTTGGGTATATCCACACCTCGATTGTGAAGTTGTTTAATCCAAAAGCAAGGTTGGATGATCCAGTAAGCGTAAGGTAATCGCCGCTGCCGTCAAAGTACGCAGACCCAGCGTAAGTTGACCCTGTGTACGATGTTGGCCCCGTCACCGTGTCGGTGAACGGGTTGGCGCGTTTGGGTGTTGCGTTGCCGTTCACTGTGATGGTGAACGCGTTGGTGCTGTTGTCAATGAACGAGGTTGATTGACAGGTAAGTAGGGATGTACCTGAGATTGCCGTCAACGGCGATGTGGGCGGTGTGAAAGCGCTTGTATATACCGCCGTGCCTTTGACAATACGGAAGTTGGAGATAGACCCCAACAGAGGGTTGCTTGCGCTTTCGCCTCCAATGGTTAGAGTGCCCGTAGAAAAATCGGTCGAGTTTGTTACTGACTGCGCTACCGCGCCGTTGATGTACAGCGTTAGTGTTGTTCCGTTTCTTACCAACGCAAAGTGATTCCATTGCCCAGCAGTTGGCCACGCAGGGTTCAGTATTACGGATGTGCCCGAAAACACTTCAATTTTTGAAGTTGCTGCCGTATTAAAAACACGCAACACAGAACCAGAAGTCCCGTAAGAAAAATGCGTGTAATACCCAGCACTGGGGTTGGCGGGTAGATAGAGCCAATACTCAATAGTAAAACTTCCAGATCCGGGCCAGATAGTTGAATTGCTGGCAGGTGCAGTCAAATAATCCCCCGTACCATCAAAGTACCCGCTGTAACTTGCTGGATTGGTTTGATAGAACGTAAACGGGGCGAACTTAGACACCTGAACGCCGCCGACTCTAGTAAGCGGCCAGCCTGCGCCGCTTATGTCGTTAAACCTGTTTTGGTTATTAACCAGCAGCGTCGTGTCGGTCGTGGCAATTAACGGCGTTGTAGATGGAGTAAAGTTAGCGGTGTATACAGCACGCTTACCGATCACGCGCAGGTTGCTGATGTATCCGTTAAATCCCTGCCACGTGGTGCCAGCATACAAGTAACCGCCAGAGGATATGTAGTTAGTGGTTGTCGATGAGGCAGTTGTGCTGGTAAGCCCGGTCAGTGTCTCTTGCACACCGTTAACAAACATTCTAATTACGCCGTTGCTTACACTGAGCGCAATGTGTGTCCATGTATTGAGGGGGATTATAGAACCTCCCTTGGAAATTTGGTCACTTCCTGCGTACCAAAACAAAACTAGGTTGCCGTTGCTATCAGGACCAAAAGACCAGTCAACCGCAGATCCCGCCAATTGCATTTGACCAACTACATAGCCGAGGACCGCGCCGCCCCCACTATGACGAGAAAGCGGGTAAATCCATGCCTCCGCTGTAAACGTGACGGTTGCGTTAAACGCGCTGCCAATAATTGTGCTCGCGCTGTTTGTTGGCGTTGTCCACCCCGACTGCGTGGTTGCGTAGAAGTTACTCCAGTTACCCGGTCCGACGTACGGGTTGAATGCTCCCTGAGTCGTGTTGCCGTTACGGGTGATCGTGAAGTTGTTGACGCTGCTGTCTACGAAGCTGTTGTTCTGCGCGCCGTTGGTGCCGTCCCCGTGCAAGAGCAACGTGGTGTTTTGAAAGTACGGGTCCGCGCCAGATCCCGGAGGCCACAGGCCCGCCTTTTGATAGTACTGCGCCTCTTCCAGGTTCCACACACCGGAAGCGCCTGACTGCGATACCGTCGGCGCGGTGGCGGAGATTACGCCGCCTGTATAGCGGTTCGTCATTAGCTGATGTCCTCGTAGGAGATGCTAAACGTGAGCGAGCTACCAATCGCAGACGTCACCGTGATTGACGTGCCCTCTTGCAAATAAATGGCCGTTGACTTGTCCACGCAGATCAACGACGCGTTACCAGGCACCGACACCTGATACACAACCGGAAACGCCGTGCCGCCTGTAGGGGCGGAGCCCTGAGCCACCGCGCCGTTGGTGTACAACGATACCGTAGCATTACAAGCGACTGCCGTAACGTTTGATGCCACGATCTGGTTGATCTTGAATACCTTGCCTGAAGACGCGGCGTTTGGCAGCAATACAACAGCAGTTGTGCCGCTAGGCGTGAAGTATGTCGTTGTGCCGTAAATGGCCGATACGTTGACAATATTTGGGTTTGCCATGAGTGTCTCGTTTTAATAGCCAAAGATCATTGCAAACGCAATAGATTTTCCGGCAGTAATCCCACCGCCCCCGCCCGGAGGTGTGGCCCACGTCCCGTCACCACGCCAGAACGTAGAAGATGATGCGCTCGTACCGCCGTTGAGGTTTGCAACAGGCAAATTGCCGATTGCCTGTGTTGACAAATCGACTTGATACACTCCCGCCGCGTCTTGGTATATCGCCCGTTCGGAAGGGTAAGTAACAAACACGTTTTTTTGACCAGCGGCAAACGTAACCTTGGCGCCGCCTGCACTGGAAGCCAGAATCGTGTCGCGCGTAAGCGTAGGTCCGGTGGAGGAATACGTACCAATACCAACTTCCCAGTCTCCAGCACTGGGGTCGAACGCCGTATAGTAAGTGGTGTTGGTGTTGCCAATGGCAGAGAAAGCCTGGTAGGAGAATACAGCTCCGCCAAGGGTAAAGTCGCTTGTACCCGTTGTCGTGGTCGTTTCTTGGACCCGGTCTTTTAGAACTAAAGCCATCGTTTATCCTCAACACAATTCCGTCACAACAAGGTCCCACTCGGCGTCTTGGTTGTTTTGGACAGTCTGCCAACTGGACGCTTGTGCGGCCTGTATCACCTGCCAGCTTGCGTTCTGGGCGGTGTCGATTATTGTCCAGTTGCGCGGGCAGACGTCACCCACTATACCCACTGCTTCCAGCCCCGTCAAGGTGTGGGCATGGATAACACCCATCGTACCGACAGCCCCGGTGGCCTGCACGCCAGTAATGGGGACCGTGATGACTGGGGCGAGGGTACCAAGCTGCCCAGTAGCCTCAACGCCAGTCAGCTCGTTTGTCTTGGTAGACGCAACATCCCCTACAGAACCTGTAGCAGAAACCCCGGTAAGCTGGGACGCCACGGCTTTGACGACGGTTCCAACCTCACCGTATGCAACCGACGGGTTATGGTTTTGGCAGCCACCCCATGCAACGTCGTAGTAGCCACCGCTGGAGGTGTCACCGCTCCACGGACCCAGGCCCCAGCCCAAGCAATCTTCTGTACTTAGCTGAACAACGACAGGGATGATGTACGTAACCGTCCCGACACTGCCCGTGGCCGCCACACCTACAAGTTCTCGGGCCGGAACTACATCGCCAGCCGCGCCTGCACCCTGAACCCCAGTAATCGGCCAAGAAACTGTGTATACGGGGGTGCCAACCGCCGTGGTGGAAGAAACCCCCGTTATCCCAACAGAAGCCGAGAACGCAACAGAACCTACAGCCCCAGTAGCTGTAACTCCTGTGAGTGCAACAGAGACAGTCTCGCCTGCAAGAGATGCAAACGGCGCTGCTGCAAATGGGGCTATACCAAGCATGACCCTCCCCTATACCGGGGATGGCTTACGCCAGGCGCAGCAGGGCGGTCGTATTCGTATTGGCAGGCATCGTCAAAATAAACGTGCCAGCCGTAATCGTCTGCGAACCGAAGGTATGAACACTCACTGCCTTGTTGCTCTGAGTCTGGTTGTAGATCAGAACAGTGTCGAAAGCCGTGGTCAAAGTCACGCCGGTGTACACCAGACTTGCGGACGGGGTCCAGTAAGCGGTGGTGCCCGAAGAAGTCGGGGGCGTAGCGTTGGTAACAGCAATACCGCCAGCTGAATAGCCGGGGCCGCTCACCTCACCAGTGGCAGTGTATGCCGTGGTGCTGGCGTTCAACGTAGCGGAAGCCAAGTACAACGCACCGTAAAAGGTGTCAGCCGTACCGGTTCCGCGCGTAGGGGCGGTGCCGAAATTATGCGTTGCTGTCAGCAGCTCCGTTTTGAACGAAGTGCACATTGCCTGGGTATTTGCCATTTTTCAGTCCTTTCAACCGATCATTGCGGCCACTCCGTCGGCCAGCACGTTTTTCTTGAGGTGCACATGCACCGAGCGGTGAACAAGCTCACCATCCAACCAATACTCCACCCAACGGGTCAGCTCGTTATCGTTGTCAACGGAACCCTCGCGCTTCTCCAGCAACGAATCGTCCATTTCACCCTTGGTTGTTGTAATGAGCGCCACAGTTATTCCTTACACAAGACGGATGATAGAAGTCGTGCTGCCCGACGTTGGGAACTGCACAACAAACGTGTTGGCCGAGGTCTTGTTTGAGCCAAAGTCCAACACACAAACTGCCGGGTTGCCACCGCCGTTTTTGTAGATCAACGCACCACGCGCCGTGATGGCGCCAGTCCACGAGGCGTTGGCAAACGAGATGTACACCACTGCATTCTGTCCGGTCTGGTTACCAATCGTGGGCACTTGCGTCACGGTCAAGGCCAAGCCGCCAGCAGCATAGTTTCCACCAGAGGCTTCCCCCGTGGTGGTGTACGCGGTAGTGTCGGCATTGAGCGTAGCTGTGTTTGTATACAGTGCAATCTTGAACGTGTCCGTCGTGAAGTCGAACATGCCGTTCATCAAGCCGGTCTTGAAGCTGTTGCAGGTGTAGTTGCCGGTGAAAGCCATCAACGCACCCCGTTATTCTGCGGCAACGGCGCAACACGCGCCTGGCCACTGCGGTATGCGTCGCTACGCTCCAGACCGTCACCCAGACGCTGGGCCATCGCCATAGCTTCCTTGTACTTACCGTCGTACAGGGCAATGATGTCAGCCTCACCCTTCATGAAGGTGTATGCCTCAACCAGGCAGCCGTACAGCAACACCGTGTCAAAGTTGTCGCCAAGCCAAGAGGTGCCCTGGGCATTGTTTACCTGGGTGATCGGGACACTGAAGTCAACCGTAGCCGTGCCACCAAGGTAAGTAGCGTCGGCAGATAGGCTGTCGGCGACCGTGTACAGGCAACCGGAGTTCTTAATGAATATCTCGTCTACTGCACCGCCAGTCACAATTATGTCGGCCACAGCACCCTGGCCAGTGCCGCCCGTGAGCGGGACGCCGTAATACTTGCCGTTCGTATACCCAGACCCGCCAACAATAACGCCTAGCGCGTTAATAGAGGACTGCACAATAGATTTGGGGTAGTAGTAAAAGTGCAGTTCAACAGGGTAGTTGCTGTCGGGTGTAGGACCGACAATAAAAGATAGCTCGTTGGTAATAGTGCTGCCAGATACAGTGGGACCAAATAGCGCATAGTACTTGGGCACGCCCGTGTCCGTGGTCGGATTGGGGTATGCCTGCCGGATGAAGTTAACGTCTTTGTTGAGCAAGTACTCGTACGACCCGTTGACGATGACCGCCAGTGAATACGTAGAGAGATAGTCGTCAGGCGCAGACAGATAGGGTATGGTCGATGTCAGGGTGCCCGTCATGTTTTTACGCAACGACGGGAACTGAACTGTGTTGTAGATGCGCTGCTCTGCCTGCTCGATGAAACGGTTGATCTGAGCGTTTGGCCCAATCACCGTCCCGTTCGAGAGGTACGTATCCGGGAACGCGTTCTCGGTGTACGACTGAATAGCAGAAACAAGTTCGCTGTAGTTCATCTCAAGCCATCGGCCCGCGAGCCATCACGCCTTTGGTAGCGCACCCGGTACCACGGATTTTGATACCGTCAGTCTTGGTGCCTTTGTAGTCGTTACTGTGAATATTGGCGACAGCCACGTTGGCTTCACGCAAATATTTTTTGTTGTTCTCCACGCCAACGACGGGAGAAGCGGTTTTTGTGGGTTGCTTGTATGTTGCCATCTCAGCCTCCGCGACCAGAGCTGCGTTGATTAGCAGCGCGAGCCAGGTTACGGCCCATTGACATCATGGCCTTGGAGGTCACGCCGCCCTTAGCCAGTTTGGTCGGGGCCTTGCCCGGGTGCATGCGAGCTTCGTGCTTGTGCACGGCGGATGCCACCATTTTCTTGTCTTGCGCCAGGTCTTTCTTGTCCATGATCGACTCCTTACGTCGTTACTACCGTTACTGTACCAAGTTCTACGCGGGACACCAAGTTATTTGGTGTTTCAACCGACGTAAAAAACGTTGATCCGCCAACCGGATTCCACCCCCACTGAATTACACGTGAGCCGCCAGACGGTGTGCCGTTCTCATCCGGGCCCGTGCCCACTACCTCAGTGATCTGCAAGCCCGTGTTGCCGCCCAACAAATACGTGATGTCAGGACGAGGATCGCGGACACCCTGCGGGTCATCAACCGGGTACATGCCCAGCTGCAACTGCGGATGGTCCGGGTCCCAGCACGTGCTGCACACTTTCAGCTGGTACGGCTTGGTCTTGATGATCTCCGTCTTCAACTGGTGCAGCTTAAACCGGAAGTTACACCGGTCACACTGCGCAATCGAGTTCTTGCCGGACGAAAACCGGTTGCCCATTACGTACCGCCCCCTATGAACATCTGGCGCGGCACAAGCCGGATTGCTGCTCGTTCTTGATCCTCATCGGCTGCCGTCATCCACGCCTCGTCATACTGGGCTTTTAGGATCGCCAGGCGTTCCATGCCCCCCGGCACCTTGAGTGCGATATAGTAGGCCAAACCAGCGGCCAGACAGGGGATAAACCGGAACGGGACGTCAGCGATATTCACGCCACTGCCAGCATCCTGAATACGGCGCATACGCCAGTAGACAAACTGATACTGGGTCCCGGGGTCAGGCGTAGGCCAGACCGTAATTGATTGCTTCTGGGTCAGTTTGATGGCCGTACCAGAAGGGATTGAAGCCGCCGTGGTGCCGTCTTGGCCCCGGCAGCAGTTATACAAGTAGAACGGTGCTCCGTCCTGGGGGTTGCTGGTCTCGTTGTAACTGATCAGCTCGGTGCCAATCGTCAAGAAACCTGCTGTGGGCAGACCCGCCAGGGTTGAGACCTGGATTGTCGTTGCGTTTGCTGCCGTCGTCCCACCCGTCGTGGTGGCAGAAGTCAGCGCTGTATTGGCCGTCAAACGCTGAATCCAGACCTGGATGGGGCGCCCGGTTGTCAGTTTGTTGGGGATCGTCGCGTAGGTAGAAACACTAATACGCGTGATGGTGAGGTCCGCCTGATTGCTGGGCTGGTTTGCCTGGGTACGAATCACATGGTCCAGGATGTCTACCGTGTCGTCAGGCAGTGCATACGTGGGTTGTCCGGTCACCAGATTGATGGTGTTTTGCTCGAACGTCCACATGTTGACGCCACGGTTGGCCCAATCTGCAAACAAAAGATTTAACGACCGACGTGCGGTGCGCAGGTCGTAGCCCGTGCGAAGCTCGGAGCCTGCACGCTCAAACGCTTCCTCGACGATCTCAGACAGGTCGAGGTTGAATGCTGCTACGCCGGACGTTGTTGCCATTATCTGAACCCTGCTGTTTTCTTGGCAATTGATTTGGGCTGCGCGACAAACTGTTTGCCCGCCGCCTTGCCTGCGCGTTTCGCTTTGGTGGTGGCTGCGTACTCCGCAGGGCTCAGGGCTTTGATGGCCTTCTCAGGCAGGTACCGCTCCCCCGTCTTGGAAGACGGTTTGCCGGACTTGGTGCGCCACTTCTGGTCGCCCCAATCCTTCAGGGATTTCTGCGGTGCTTTCATCTCAGTCCTTGTACCCGCCGCCAGCTTCCTTGTACTTCTTGGCCACCAGCTGCGCCTTACGCGCAGACCACTGACCCGCCTTGGTACCGTGGGTTGCCGCAGCTTTTACCTGCGACACAATGCGTTTGCGCAAGCCTGGCTTCGTGTAGTTGCCCGCAGCGTTGACTTTGCCGCCCTCAGCATACTGCGTGAAGTCAGTGTCGTCTCGACGTGCTTTTTTCACGCCCTTGGGCATCTTGGAGGGAGCGATGGCCCCCATCCCACGGGAGGCCATCATTTCAGCACTTGCCTTTTGCGTAGCCGCCCTTGTTCATGCCAAGCGGCTTGCTCCCGCTCATGACAATCTGTTTGCCCTTGGTTTTACCCTTGGTTGCAACGCCGTCTTTGCTGGGGGCTGCGGTCTTGACTGCGCCCATCTTGGCCTTGGTGATACCACCGGAAGACATCTTTTTCATATAACCACCTTCTGAGAAAAGTGCCGACTTCCCGTGATCGGTTTTCGGCTTGTTGAGAGCTTGTTGGTTGGCCCGGCCCCCGGTGCCAAACTTTTTACCTTTATCCGCCGCAGCGAACTCTTTGCCCACAGACTGTGGGACACCTACCTTCTTTGAAAAAGCCGGGTTATGCGCCACGGCTTCCATGAAGTTGTGCTGTTTACGACTAGTTGAGGGCACTTCTTGACTCCCGGATGAACATGTCAATCTTGTCGTTCAACTTGTCGAACCGGCTGTCGATGTGCGCCACAATCTTGTCGATCTCCGCCTGTGTCACGTTGTCCCGAGCGATCTCCTCCCGCGTCCTGTTCAACAGGATCGTGATTCGTACCAGCTCCGCCGACTTTTCCTTCAGATTCCAACCTAGTAACCCGATGAATGTAGTCAGCAAGACGTTCCACAGCATCATCTCCATTGTCACACCATTCGGCCTTTGGTCTTGCCTCTGACCGCAATACCGTCAGCACGCTTGGATGCGGAAGAGACGGAGCCGCCTTTTTTCATACCAGTCAATTCACGAATTTTGCCGCGCACACTAGTGTCTTTTACACCGCGAGTTTCACGCTTGTACTGATCCGCAAGTTCGCTAATTTTTTGACGCTCATCGGACAAAACTTTTTTAGCGTATGGCCGTAAGCTGTCGCCTTCTTCAGCTTCATCAGACGCGTAACTCCGTATAGCGTACCCCATGGGTTGCTCACCCGCAGCAAGCCGCGCCGCATCAGAAGCAGGGGGCAACTTGCTTTTAGCGGAAGGAATCCTTCCCCCAACAGGTTCTGACGGAATACGCATGTACTGCCCCAGTTTTTCTTCTGGAGAAACTTTTCCGCCATTATCAAACTTGCGTTTGTAAGCACCCATGGTTACCTCAGCAGTTCCAGGCCCGAAGGCTCTTGTTGATCCGGCTGTTTGGATCTTTTGCTGTCTTGGCGGAGGTCAGCTTCTTCTTCATACCACTCATCCTTGCGCAGAAAGAGTCGCGGCGTGAGCCGCCTTCCGGCTGGGGAGGTTTCAAGTTCATGCCCTGTTTTTTGGCAGAGGCTCGCCCCTTGGCGTTCAGGCCGCCGTTGGGGTTCTTGCCTTCCTTGCGTTGCCATGCTGGGGATTTAGCCATAGAACACCGTCACTGACGCAATGCCGGTCAGCGTGGCGTA